ATAGATTGAGAAATTCTTATCCTGTCCCACTGTATCAAACCCTACACCAATGCCAAGCATCAATGCGTCCATAACCCAAGCAAATAAGGCTCCTGGATCATTCTTATCAAGATCCTTTGTTGAGACCATTGCACAGTTTTGAAGTGCTGCAGAGTTCTTCTTCTCCATAGTCATTGGAGTTCCAAATGCCCACATACCACGACCTGGTGGTGTCCACTTTAATTCAAACATTCTTTGGAATGCTTCTTGTGCTGACTTCTGAGCCTTGTAGTCATTCCATGGCAAACGGTTTTCTTTAGCATGATTCTTTTGAACTGAATACATACCCTCGATTACACGACGACAAACTTCGTGCCATCTTTCCTTAGTTCCATCTTCCTTCATGCGAGAATATGTACGAATAAAAGTAATCTCTCCAAGTGAATTTTCTGCTGCATCCTTAAACCCGAATGGGCTTTCTTGGCTCTTGTACTTTTCTACGAAGTCCTCTGGAAGTTTAAAACTAAAAAAATCTGACATTTGTATCGTCCTTTCAAAAACGGATTAAGACCTAAGTATAGCAGAGTTTTATAAAAAGCAAAACTCTCCCCTAAATAAGAGGTTGAGAGTTAAGAATTATTTACCACTAAGTATATGATTTATCTCTATGTGGTTTATGTTAACATGTTTAGGTAGACTTGCTACCCATCTTATAGACTCAGCCATGTCCTCAGCAGTTATAGCAATATCTCTTTTTTCTTCTTGTGTGTCAATTGTACCTGGACAAATTTCAGTAACTTTAATTCCATACTCTGGAAACTCTAGCCTCATAGTATCAACAAGTGCCATCATTCCTCTTTTAGCGTTTGTATAGTTTCCACCTGATCTGTAAGGAAACTTTCCACCAAGAGAACTAATAAATACAATAGTCGCAGACTCTGATTTTTTCATACAAGGAACAAACAGTTGAGACAAATACATTGGACCAGAAACATTTATATCATATGCTCTTCTAAAGTTATCCATAGTCTCATTAACAATACTAGTTGGGCCTGCGCCTCCTCCTGCATTATTTACAAGTAAATCTAAAGTGATATCTTTATACTTCTCATGAAATTTCTTTATTTCATTTGCACTAGTAATGTCCATTTGATAGACTTCTACGTTGTCTCCAACTAGCCCTGAAACCTTTGACAAATCTCTTGATACTGCAATAACTTTATATCCATTTTCAGACAAAAGTTTAACAGTTGCATAACCAACACCTTTGCTTGCTCCTGTAACAATTGCTGTCTTATTGTTTACAGTGTATCCCATTGAAAGTACTCTCTATATTTTTCTAGGCCAATTGCTGTTGGATCTACCCACCAGTCTTCGTGTATTTGCCGAACAACTAATGAGTACCCCAAAGAATCAAGAATTTCTCTTTGTGCATCACGCATTGCAGTATTTCTCCAGTACATATTTGAGTCATGCTCAAAAGTGATAACTGTAAATCTATACTTGTTTAGTGGCACAGCAATTAATCCGTGCAAAGTTGTATAGTGATTGCCAGCAGGTCGTCCGTCCGTTTGGTACCCTGCATCAATGTCTACCTGAAGATAATCTATTTGATTTGGAAAGTTGTTTTCTTCAAAGTATTTAATATAGTCAAACTTTGTGGCATCGCCAAGTATGCAAGGATTTTTCCTATTTTCAGAAACCTCTTTATGCAATTCTGGAACAATTTCAAAAGAAACGCCTTTCCAGTCAAACTCATTTTCAAGTCTGTAGGTATTACTGCCATTTTTTGAATGAGCAGCACCAAGTTCTACATAGTATCCCTCTTTTTTGTTATCAAGTAAATTTAAAACAAACTGTTCTTGTTCGCTAAAATTTTGATAGCCTTGGGTCATACTAGTGAATCCAGTGTTGTGGAACCATAATCTTCTCACCGCTTTTAACTAGGTGTGCAGTGTGATGATATGGTGGTGATGGTGGGAAAACAATAATGCTTCCAGCCTTTGGCTTTATTGCAAATGAGTAATTTCCATTATGCTCTGCTTCTGCAAAATCTGCTTCAGGGCTTGCATTCTGCAAAACTCCGTCTGGAGAAGCAATAGTAAAAGATAATTCTCCGCCTTCATAATCATCGTTAAGATACATTACGAAAGAAACCTTAAGTCTTTCATCTCCCTCTTGCTGATCAAAGTGGGCACCCATGTAGGTTCCTGCTTGATACTTCTTGATTGGGTATTGAGGAAATAGTTTTGGCTCATCAGTAATTCCCTGGGCCTTTGCATAGTCTCTTGCTACATCATCAAACGCCTTTTGCAAAGTGTCATAGATGTATTTATTTTTTTCATCTGTTTCTGCAGTTAAAGTAATAGTCTTATCTGAGCCATAAACATAGTGCTGGCCACTGCAGGCCATCCACTCGCCCCATGGATCCTTGTTGTCATTCTCGATTGCCTCAACAAGTTTCTTAGGGTCTTCAATTACGTTTGTGTAATAATAAACCTTTTCCTCAAGTATTTCTCTGTCCATTTTGTATCTCCTTAGTATTTATTTTTCTCATAAAAACCTGTTACTTTCATAAAGCCTACGGTAACATATCTTATGGTTCCTTCTCCTACTGGCCTGACTCCGTGCTCGTATTCTTCGTTTCCTGGGAAAACAAGCAAGGTTCCTGGCTTTGGCCTCAAGTCTGAATTTTCCTTATTCTTAAAGAACAAAGTTCCATCCTTATAGTCGTCATTAATGTATAGTATAGCAGCATATCTAATGGATGGGTCTGTATGCTGGTCTGTGTGAGACTTTAACTCAACTCCAGCCTGCATTCTTTGGAGTGTTCCAAATCCAGCAAGTTCTAAAGATGGGTCTGCCAATTCTAAAAGTTTGCCCAGTCTGCCCTGAAGTGTTGTACTTATTTTTTCAGCAGTAATGTTTAGATTTTTGTCTTCCCAGCCTTGTGTAATTTCAAACTTTCCTTCGGCAACAAGATTATCTACATCGTCTCTTCCAAATTTTTCCATACAGAATCTAGCAAGATTCTTTGTATATTCTATAGACCAATCTTCGTTCGGAGTGGTCTTAATTATTTCTAAAATAGTATACAATTCTTCTGGTTGCAAAAAATCTTTTACAAACAAAACCTGGTCATGGAAAACCTCAGTATTGTAGCCAGCGTTATCAAACTCTTTTTTTAGAAATGCTTCCATTTTTACAAATCCTCAACCTTGTACTTGTTGCCGTCAGCATCTAACTTCCAGCCTTCTTTTAACAGTTCTTGCCATTCTGCTCTTTCAATTTCTTGCTTGGCTCTAGTCTCTTTCATTTCTGCAGCCCAGGCATCTCTTAGTTCTTGTGGATAGTCTGACTCTTCTCTGTCATCCCAGAAAGATCCAATAGTATATCTAACCCCACTGGTAATAAGAGTTACTTCGTGCATGTTATTAAATCCCCCGTCAAATGCAGCAAGCATTCCAACTTTAGGCTGCAGACTTATATCTTGATCTGGGAACTGTAACATTCCACCTTCAAAATCATCATTCAAATATAAAAATGCTGCGTATCTGCTTCTTGTAAAAGCACCAGAGTGTCCATGCTCATCTGTATTATCAGAATGCTTTCTTGCGTATGCTCCTGGCTCCCACTTTTGTGTGTGGTACCCAATTTGAGAAATTACCTTTGGATCAAGGTCGTGAACACTGGCAACAGCATCAATAATTCCTTGCTTCATTTGTGAGAATATATCACTTGGCAATCCTTCATTTTCTACATGCTCATCATTGTCTTGTGGCAACACTGAAGAATAAGACTCGTAGAAAGATATGGGCATCCACGTAATCAATCCAAGTTCTGCATGCTTGTCTAAAACCTTTACAAGTTTAGCAGCAGTATCTGCATCAATAAAGTTTTCATAAACAACTATGTCCTTAGTTATTCTTTTTTTGTTCTCTAGGTTCATTTTATCCTTCTTTCTTTATCAGCGCTAAACTTGTTTGGATTTTCATCTCTAAACTTTTGCATAATATCTTCTTGCATTTCTTTCCACTTTTCTTTACCAAACTTTTCTTCATTCTCAAACCATTCTCGATCTCCAATAGAATACTTTGTCCAATACATTCTTGAAAGATACTTTGAGTTATTCTTTGCAGGCATAACCCCATGAAGATATATAGAGTTTTCAGACATTAAAAGATCTGGGTGTCCTGATGGGAAAACAAGAAGGTCTCCAGCCTCTGGCTTGTACATGTATGCTTCGCCATTTGCTATAAAATCAATTTCTCCACCCTCATAGTCATCATTAAAGTATGTTAGTGCAGTGATTGCAAACTTATGTCCTGGGGTCACGATTGGCTCTCTTATGTAGTCTGTGTGGTATGTCATTGCCAGACTATCTTCTATATCTGTCTTGTATCTTGCTATAGATGGTCCTGTATATTCCCATTCTCTAATAGGGTTTTCTCTTTGATCTTTGATATCTGGAATCATTCTGTCTTCATCAAAATCAACACTATTTTTTGCAATGTAATCTTTTGTTGCTATCATAAAGTTATTAAGAATTTCTAGAAGAACTTGCTTGTGCTCTTCTTGCTTTTCTGTTGTTGTTTCAACTTCTTTAACACTTTCTATTTTTAAATTATCGCTGTGGTTTCTAAATATTGGATTAATATACTCGCCAAACCTAGACCATGCTGACCATGGGCTAAACAGTCCATCTTCTTCACCCTGAGAATCTTTTAAAAGACTATAGGTCTTATCAATATCCTTAAAAAGACCCTTGTACACAAAAATCTTTGGATATATTTCAATTACTTTCATAGACTCTATCATGGCTTTCTGTCTCCTGTATGCTCTGTAATCTCCCAGAAGAATGGGCATGTATATCTAATACCACTCTTAATCTCTGTTACTCCGTGAACATAGTTTTTATCCCCTGGGAAAAAATATGCTGCACCCTTTTTTGGCTTAAACTGAACACCTTGTAATGGGAAGTATAACTCTCCACCTTCATAATCTTCATTTAAATAAAACAGACTTGAAAGATCGTAGTTTGGAAAGTCATTTGGAAGTCCTGCATCTGGACCCTCATGTAGTTCTTTATCTGCGTGAGGCTTCTGAAACTGACCTGGAAGCCATCTAACAATAGTTGTACCAGTAGGAGTAACCTTTACCTTGTAAAACTCTTCTACTATCGGCTTAAGCCTTTCAAACAGTCCTGCAATTATTGGAGCAATTGATGGATCATTTTTGTCTAATGTTGGGCTAGTTGCTACTCTGTCTTTCCAGTAATCTGAGTCATAAACTACTGTGCCATTTTCATTTACATGGCTTTGAGTTACATCCCAAATTGTTAAAGACTTTGCAGCCTTTTCTAAAAACTCTATCTCTTCTTGAGTCATAAAGTTTTCCAACTCAACAATCATCTCTTTGCCATTGCCGAACCAACCCGAAGGTGTCATTGATGGCTTTCTTTCTACTACTGTGTATTCGTCCATATTCATATTGTATCACCATTCATATTATTTTTAACTGAAAGTTTTAGTGCTTTAACCTCGTGAGAACCTAAACTTTCGCCTTTTTCATTAACGGCATCTCTGTACCAATCTGTCCATTGCCCAGACTTATTGACTTCTTGTGCTGCTTCACCGTAAGACCTGTTTGCGTTTTCTTTTGATCTGTCTTCATCCTTATATTCAACAAGTTCTATAGTTGTATTATTTAAACTTGTTAAAGATATGGGAACTATCGTTGCTATTGGAGTTCCCGATTTTATAACGACTCTTTGATTTGCTTTTCTTGCTCTAATGGCTAGTGGTAGTGGATTAGGATAAAAGGATGTGCTCACCAAATTAGACATAGTCTCAAAGTCTTCGCTAAAATAGTTTACGGGATTAATTGTCCAGATGCTGATTTCAGGATCTGTTTTAAAAACCAAACTAGTGTTTAAACTTATGGAAGACTGACCTCTTCCAGCATAAGACCCTGTTGGGCTAAATATTTTTACATGCTGATCTGTTTGATCAGTTATTCCATCCCACTCAAACTCAATATCTTCTGTGCAAGTAAGGTTCCAACCAATAACGTTTGCCTGTGTAACTGGAAAACATCTATATGCATGGTTTTCAGATGTAATATCCATCCAATCTCTTTTGATTGACATTGGGCTAATCTCAAAGTTGCTACCATGCATCTTTTCTACTGAAATGTTTAGCATTACTCTTGATCCCATTTTGAATCATACATGTCTGGTGTGTGATACTTTTTACTGTAATCTAACATAGTTACAATAGAATACTTTGTTCCAGAGTGTACTGGCATTGCTTGATGAGGATACATAAAGTTTGATGGGAAGATATAAAGATCTCCAGCCTTTGGTTTAATATTTAAACCTTGTAGCCTAAAGAACAACTCTCCACCTTCATAATCATCGTTTACATATGCAACTAATGAAACAGTACAGTTATAGGAATACCCATGATCGTGATGCTCTTTAAAGTGTTGGCCTGGGCCATACTTGATAAAATTAAATGCCTCCCAATACTTGAGTGGCATAATATTGTAGTCTCTTCTATAATCTTCTACTGCTGCAAACTGTGCATCATAAACATCTTGCCACAATGCCTGTAGGTTTAAAGACTCTTCGCTTTTGTCTAACTCTATGTCTGTTTTCTTAAACTTAAAATCTACGCAGTCTCTATAGTCTGGCATTAGTTGCTGATAACCAACATACGCTGGCATCCAGTGATATCTCTTGCCTTCTGCGGACAACTCTCCATATCCAGCAACTGATCCTAAGTTGGCTTCAAGTCTGTTTATTACGTCAAACTCTTTTTTAATTACGCCTCTATAGCAAATAATTCCATTGCCAAGATCTTCTTTTTCTGTCCATGATTGCATTTTTATCTCCTATTTATATTCTCTTCGGGACCAAACTTTTTTAATATACACTCCTCCATCAGGCTGCCGATAGAACTTTGCGTTATCTACCATTTTACCATATATAGAAGACTGATCTAAAATCTCTATTTCATGTTCCCAGTTCTCCCTTTTAAAAGGAAGCACCTGAAGGTATGGTGTTCCTGCTGGGATTGTCCCCTCCCAGCCATCGGCAATAAAAAATGGAAAACTACCAAGAAGATGTACTCTATCTGAGTCAACAATTCCAGTAGTATTTAAAAATGGAAGATCAAACCTATTCATTGGTGTCATAAATAATGCACTGTATCCTTCTGGTAACTCTAGACCCCATGGAGAACTCCAAGCAAAGTGGTGTTGATAATATCCTTTTGGGTGTTCGAACTGTGGCATTGGAGGCCTTTGTGTACAAAAGTCTTTATACTTAGGATCATCGATTGTTACATTAATTATCCCCTGAGAATTTTTAGCAAAGGTTAGATCACAGGGGGTTTTAAATACATATCCAGTTGCAAACGCATCCATAATTGCAGGACATGCTTTCCATGTAGGTATTTTCCCATAGTCATCTGTTGTGCCTTCTTTAGGAAATGGACAAACCTCTTTTGGTGCTTTATAGTATTCCCCACTTGGCATTTTAGCAAACCTGTCTGCATCTTTATACCAGTCTGGGATTTCTTTTTGTGTTGGAACTGGAACAGATATATTTTCTTTGTTTATCCAGGGTCTAAGCGATCTAAACTTAGCGACTAGAGACATTACTTATGCCCTAGTTCATTAATGTCTGTCATTACAACAACACAATACTTTGTCCCCTTTTTCATTGGCAAAGACGCATGTTCATAAATATAGTTTGACGGGCAAAGAACAATGTCTCCAATTTTTGGTGTGTGCGTATAGTTATCCATTCTTGGAAACTTAATTTCTCCACCCTCATAGTCTTCGTTTATATAAATAACGGCAGAGACTGTACAGTTATACATTGGGCCATGATCTGCGTGGATGTTGAAGTGAGTTCCTTCTCCTTCATACTTAACAAAGTTAAATGCTTCATAATATACTACATTTATTCCCCAGTATCTTGCATAATCATCAACGCATAGTTTTAACTTTTGATAAATTTCTTCGTGCAGATCAATTAGTTCAGAGTTTGTTTCATCTTTTGGTCCTAAGTTTTCTTGCTTAAATCTAAAGTCTACGGCATCTCTAGCCTTTTTTATTGGAGCGTCTGAGTTAGTTACTTTTGCTTCTGCCCACTTATATTTTCCATTTTGACCTAAGTTTGACTCAAGAGTTTTTATGTATCTTTCAGAATCTTCTTTTGAAAATACATTTCTGTATAAATTAATTCCCAATGCTGGGTTTTCAACTAAAATATTATTTTCGATAGTTCTTGATGGATACCTATTTACTGCTGTTTCTGACCTGTCCTTGGTAAACCAAGGTGTATCATTTTCATCATAAGTTGTCATATTATTCCTTTGTTCTGGGTATGACTATAGTATATCATAAAACCTTTTAAAAATATTTTATTAAACTGCTGATATTTCTCTGGTTGCTTGATTGTATGAAACCTTTGTTCCATTAACTGCAAAAGCACATTTTACCAAGAAAACTTCTCCAGAAAATGCTGCATCATAAAGTTCTGCTTTTTCGCTATCAGCATCCATACTAACTCTATGAACTATTTTATTTTCACATAAAAATGCATATTGCTTATAGGAATCTTTTTCTGCTTGTGACAGTGCTAAAAAGCCTTCGTTTGCAGTTCCATCAAATGATGTACCGTTCCAGGTTGAGCCTCTTGTGGCTGTTGCCTTGTGGCTGTTAATGTCCATACCAACTATATTAAGACCTTTAGCCCACTCAGAATCAAGAGACTCTCTTACTTCCTCAGTAGTTCTAAGTGCTGCGATTACATCATAAGTATCTGCAGTATCTTTAACGATTATTGCGTACATAGTTTAGATCTCCTTTTATTATAGTATAACATATTTATTAACACCCACAACTACCGCAGCAACCAGGGCATGCTTGCCAACAATAACTTCTGATACATCCAGAGCAACCACTGCTAGAGAATGCTGGTGGGAAGAACGGTGGGAAGAATGGGAAGAACGGGAAGAACGGTGGGAAGAATGGGAAGTAAGGGAAGAACGGGAAGAA